AGGGCTTCCCGCTCAGCGCGGGTCCGCAAGCGCAACCGACTGACTTCCGCCGCCAACGCCAAGTCCTCGATGACGCCCTCGGTGTCGATGGCATTGAGCACGTTCGGCATGATCTGGAGATAAGGCACCACCTGCTGGAGAAATGCCTGCATCCGGAGGGCCTTCTGTCCCCTTTGGGCCCGCGCCGCTGGCGAGAGGTAGGCAATCGAAAGCGGCTTCTCCCGCAACGACGCTGGTGGCTCAGGAATCGCCCCAGTCTCGGAGTAGTGCTCGAAGAAGCGGATGATGATGGGATTCAAAAATTCCTGCTCCAACCTCCCTAGGATCGGCGACAGCTGCCGCAGGCGGTCGTCTTTGGTCTCAACGATCTCTTGCGCCGTCACCCGATCCCGTGAGCCAAAGTTCGGCATGTTGAACAGATCGTTCAGGAACGTGCGGCCAATGAGGTCGTGCAACCGATTGATGAGGTCAAGATTGACTGCCAACTGTGGATTAAGGGCCAGAGGCTCGATGCGGCTGCCGGGAGTCTTGTGCCAGACCGCCCACGGACGGAGCGTGATCTTGGCGAACACACCATCGTCGTCCACGATCAACGGAGGTGCAGAAGCAAGCTGAGACGCCTGGAGCATGATCCGGGTGCACTCGTTGAGCACACGCACGTGCTGGAGGCAATCCATGGCCGGCGAACGCCCATAGGTCTCCCCGGCCAGCTTCGCCCACCGCACCACCACGTAAGGGAATTTGCTCATCCGCCCTGCCCGGATCATCTCTCCCTCCGGGGTCAAGTAGGAGCTGCGCCAACCGTTGCCATCCTGACGGGGCTCGACGGCGTGGATGATTTTGAAAAGTCGGTCCGGGTCTCTCTCGTCCCGGCACTTGGCAGGAGTGTCGTCCCCGAACATCTCTTCCATCGCTCGGGCGGATAGCTCAAACTCCCGGTAAAGCGTGTCCACCACACCGGAGCGGTTCTCGCTGATGAAGCACTCCGCCAGAGGCAAGCACTTCGCCACCAAGCGCTTGCCCGGTCCTTCCTCAAGAAGAAGCACGCCGGTGCCAAACGCACCGAGTTCCATATAGAGCTCATGGAGAGCGGAATGGAACCCACACTCCGGCACAAGCATGGCATCGTAAATCGTGTTGCTGGCCTCTTCCAGCCAGCGGCCCGCCGCGTCTCCGCGATCAATCGTGGCGTGCCGGGTGGTCAACTCGAACCAGCGGGAAGAGGGGGAGGTGACGTAGGAATGCAGCCCGCTGGCCAACGTCATGAGGGCAAAGCCGGGGAAGTCGTCGAAGACGCGTTCTTTCCTCAGCGAGCCGGCCGTCAGTCGCGCCAGGAAGTCGGACGTGTTCGGCCTAACCATCTCCCGGATTTCCTGCCAAAGGCTCTCCCACAACATGCGGTGCCGCTTGAGTCCTTGGAACCGGGCACAAAGCGCCTTTGCCCGTTCCTGTCGCGCCAAGGCAGGAGACGGCTTAGGAGTCGCGTCTTTGGGGAAATCCAACAGCATTTAGCCTCCCAGGGTCGTCTTGGCCACCGGGGCATCCCCCATTTGAGAGGGGGCCAGAATGGTGTTCTGTCGCCCCTGCGCCTGCTTGACGCGGCGGCGTTGTTCTTCGATGGCGACGCTGTCCCCGTCCGGCTTAGTGGGCGCGGGGGGAGCGGGGGGAGGGGCAGGGGGCGGAGCCGGAGGAGGCGGGGGCGAGCCACCGCCACCAAATTGATGTTGTTCTTGCTGATAAAAATGATAGCCGTTCATGCGAGGGTGCTTCCTTTCTTGGTGGTGAGAAGATCGTTGTCCGGGCCATCGGTCAGAGTGCTGCGGACTTGGGCTTCCCGCTTTTTGCGCTCGGCATCTCCAGCGTCTCCCGCCTCCGGCTTGTTCTGCGTATCGGGCGGAGGCGGAGGTGCGGGAGGGGGTGGGGGAGGAGCGGGGGATGACTTCGAGCCACCACCAAATTGATGTTGTTCTTGCTGATAAAAATGATAGCCGTTCATGCCAGTTTCTCCATGAATTGCGCCAGCGGATAAGCCCGGGCCTCCGGAGTTTTCGGCCAGCGATTAAAGGCTATCCTGTCAAATAAAAATCCACGTTCCCGCAGATGAGCTAAGGCCCACCCAAGAGCGTCCTTCATGCTGGGACCATCCAGGGCTACAGCCTCCACCCAGAGCACACGGCCCGCAGCATCCAGACGATGGTCACGTGGGGGGCCGTCTTCCGCAGAGGCCACGGGGCGCCCCATGAGCAAGCCACAAATGCGACCCTTAGACCAACACACAGCCGCCAATCCAGCACGGATGTAGAGCGCCACGTAATCCCGCCATTCCTCAAAGGACATGCCTGGGGGGAACTTGTTGACACCATACCACGCCAAGGCGTCCGTATCGTGTTCGTGGGCAAGTCTCCATTTCATTTGCCTTGAGCTTATAGGCCTATTATGCAAGGATGGCAAGACAAAGTAATGGCCTCTCACTCCATCACCACAGCACCAGCCCAGCCCACCCCAGCCCTCCTTGAGGAATGGAAACGCCGGAAATTTGACGTGGTGGCGGAAATCCCGCGCCAGTGGGACCGGCTCCAATCCGATGCTAGCGAGGAAGAACGCTTCCGGGCTGAATGGCTCCTGAAATGCGCCCAACTGGCCCTTGCCGCCCAGAAGGTGGAAGCGTCCGGGCGCAAGGGATCAGGGGGCAGCGTGCAAATCTTGGTGGCCGACCCGAGGAAGTGATCCATGCCTCGCAAATCCAAAGACGCCGCCAGCAAAGCCGACCCCAGTGCGGTTGCGCTCCCCGCCCTCGGCTGGCGGTGTCGCCCTTACCAGCGGAAGCTGTGGGATTACATGGACCGGGGCGGGAAAATGGCCGTGGTCCTGTGGCATCGCCGCGCCGGCAAAGATTTGTTCGCCATCAACTGGATCGCCATGGCCACCACCAAGCGGCCCGGCCTCTACTGGCACGTCTTCCCTCAGCTCAACCAAGGCAGGCGCATCGTCTGGGAGGGCTACACCAACGACGGCCACCGCTTCCTGGACTACTTCCCTAAGGCCCTGCGGGCCGACGCCAACCAACATGAGATGCGCCTCAACCTCAAAACTGGGTCCACCTACCAAGTCATTGGCGGGGACAATGTGGATTCCTTCCGTGGCCAAAACCCGATTGGCGTTGTCTTCTCGGAATACGCTTTCTGCGACCCCGCCGTCTATCGAGTGATCCGCCCCATCCTCGCCGCCAACGGAGGATGGGCTATGTTTATCAGCACCCCCAACGGCAACAACCACTACCAACAACTCTACCGCGAAGCCGAGAAACGACCTGATTGGTTTGCCGAGCGCCTGACCATCGAAGACACCGGCGTCATTTCCCCCAAAGAGCTGGACATCGACCGTGCCTCCGGTGTCAGCGAGGCCGAAATCCGCCGCGAATACTACTGCGAGTGGACCGCCCCAATGGAAGGCGCCTACTACGCCGAAGCTATCAATCGCATCGAGGAAGCTGGGCAAATTACCGATGTCCCCTACGAGCCTGCCCTGGACGTGCACACGGCCTGGGACATTGGCGTCCGGGACACCACCATCATCTTGTTCTACCAAATCGAACCTTTCACCGAACGCATCCGCATCTTTGATGCTTACGAATCTCACGGCGAAGGGCTCGCACACTACGCCAGCATCCTCAAAGCTCGCGGCTACTCCTACGCATCCCACAACGCCCCCCACGACATCCAGGTCCGTGAGATTGGCACCGGACACAGTCGCCTCGAAGCCGCCCGCCAACTTGGGATCAACTTTCGCCTCACCGCCAAGCTCACCGTATCCGACGGCATCGAGGCCGTCCGCCGCACGCTGCCCCGCGTCTGGATTGACCAGAAGCGGTGCGCCAAGCTCATCGAAGCCCTCAAGTCCTACCGCAAGGACTACGACAAAGAAGCCAAGGTCTTTTCATCGAAGCCGGTCCATGACTGGACCAGCCACTGGGCTGACGCCATGCGCTACCTCGCCGTCGCCCAGCACAAGCGCATCCCGGACGCCCTCCGGGTTACCACCTCGGTCCCGGACAATTACCACGTCCTCGCCCACCCCGACCGACCCCCCGCGGTGGCCAGTCATGGTTTCGCCTCTTTTGAATCTGAACCTCGCACAAGCCGTCGCTCCTTCCTTTGGGACTAACAACTATGAACATGCTCCCCACTCCCACCCTGGCCCGCAACCTCGATCCCAACCGTCCCGACGCCAACCTCGCCCTCTTGTCCACCCCAGCCGATCTGGGCGATGTCATCGGAGCGTCCGCAGGCATGGCTTGGGATGAAAACCTCGGGCCTAAAATTTGGCGGGCCTTCAACCGTTCGCTGGACTTTGGGCCGCACCTCACCCCGGACGAACTCAACGAACGATTCCCTCGCCCGGACGGCACCCCGTGGGCCACCTCCATGCCGGAACGCTCCGCCCGCCAACTTTGGGAACTCGAAAACCGCCGCTACCGAGCCAATCGCACCCTCGCCCGGGGACCAGGCGGAGCACTCCAAACCGCCGCCGAGTTCGGCACCGGCATTGCCGTGTCCTTTGCCGATCCCGTCAACCTCGCCGCATCCCTCATTCCATTTGTCGGAGAAGTCCGCATGGCCCAGCTCGTCGCTCGCTATGGGGTTACCCGGGCCCGGCTTGTCGCCGGTGCCATTGATGGCAGCCTCGGCAACCTCGCCTTCGAGGGCCTGAACATTCCGCTTTCCTTGGAAGAAGGACAGGACTATGGCGCTGCTCAAGTAATCCACAACCTCACCGCCGGGGCGCTCTTTGGCGCCACCTTCCACGCCACTGGCGGCAAGATCATGGACTTCATGAGCCGCGGCAAACACACCCGGATGCTGGCCGAAGCCGCCGCCGCCGTGGACTTAGGCCGCCCCGCCCCCGTTCATGAACTGCTCGCCCTAGACCCCGACATCGTCCGCGCCGAACTCTACGCCGGCCGCACGCTCAACGAACGCCAGCGCGTCGTCGCCCTCGAAAACCGCGAAGCCTTCCTCGGCAAAGTCAACGAAGCCGACGTGGAGCGGGAAGTGGCCCGCCGCACCGCCCGCTTCATCGAGGCCCGGGAGAACCCGCAAGTCGCCGACCCCGCTACCCTCCCAGACCCCACCCAGACCACCGACACCCCACGACCTGCCTCCCGCACCACCAGCGTCACCTTCGACGATGCGGCCGACGACGACGCCTTTGCCGACGCCCTCGCCGCCGATGCCGACCGCATGGCCCGAGAGGACGGCATTGACACCCCACCCAAGGAAACCAACAATGGAAGCCGACAAGAAACCCTCAGCCAAGGAGGAGTAAACAATGAAGCCGCTCTGGAAGTTGGATCAGGCCAACGCATACTTGCGCCCGATCTTTCCGGGCCAACCGTTCCCCTTGGATCAGGAATTTTCGTTAGAGCCGAAACACATTCCTTGGCTCAAAAGTTGGGCGCGAAGATTGAGGCGCTTGAGCCGGATCAAATTGCCGCCCGAGGAATGGACGCGCAGACTCCCGCCGCATACGATCCTGCTACGGGAAGCATCTTGCTCAACATGGGTCTCCTGCGAAAAGTGGGTTCTCCGCTCGCTGATAAACTCCTTGAGCACGAAATCATCCACCACGCAGACATCCAAGGAGCACGCGCCCGCCACGCCGCTTCCGGCTCTCCGTTGCCATTTGAAGAATGGCTCAAAGCCCGCAACCAGGCCATCATCGACGACTTAGCCGCCACTCCCGTCGGTCGAAAAATTTTGCTCGATGCCTACAACGCTTATTGGGGCACAGGCAACAAAAACTTCCAACCAGTCACCAATCTTTCCTCCATCACCCTTGATCCGCGGATGGCCCCAGAACTCATCCGCATGGGTGCGGAAGCCAGACGCAGCGGCAAGCTGACCGAAGACGAATACCGCACATTCTTCCAGCGGGTGGCCGACTGGCTCCAAGAAACTTTAGACAACCTTCGCGCTGCGTTTGAATCCACTCCTTCGCCCATCCTTCAACGCGCCATTGACGACACAGTGGCCATCCTAGACGCCGCCCGCACCGGCGACCCCGACAAACTCCCCGCCCAGATGGAACTGCGGCTGAGTGACACCCAAGGCACGCAGGGTGCGCCGCCGATTGCCGACTATAACACAGGACTAATCAACTTTGCCCCCGCCATCAACGACCCCACGGTCCCCCTCCACGCCCGCCTGCGCGATAACCTCCTGCCCGCCCAAGGCCAAAAAATCCGCGAGGCCCGCGCCTCCTACCAAGCCCTCAAAGCTGACCCCGCCGCCACCCCCGAACAACGCCTCGAAGCCGCTGCCGCTTACCGCCAGGCCGTCACCCAGCACCGCGCCCTCTCCAACGCCATCCGCCAGATCGAAGCCGCCCCCGACCCCGCCACCGCCCTCGATGCACTCATCGACGGTCGCAACAACCTCTTCACCGGAGCCCGCCTCGGCATCGCCCAACTTCAGTCCGCTCGCTTCCTCCAAGCCGCCGGTTCCCTCGACGCCAAACTCCGCCAACTCGGCCTCACCCAGGCCTTCGCCAAAGGCGATATCGACGACCTCCTCGCCGACGCCCTCTTCCAACTCACCACCCCCGGCGGCAAAACCCACCACCTGCCCACCCCCATCGTCGAACTCGCCCAGCACATCACCGCCCTCCAAAACCGCCTCACCGGACAAGCCAACGCCCTCGGCGCCACCATCGGCTCCCTCCCCGGCCGCATCGCCCGCCAATCCCACAACCCCGACAAAATCCGCCGCGCCGGCCTGGCCGCCTGGAAAGAAGAAATCCTCCCCCTACTCGACCCCCGCACTTTCGCCAAAGTCCAAAACCCCGACGCCTTCCTGACCCAAATCTACCACAACCTCGTCTCCGGCCTCCACCTCCAAGACCTCGGCGCCCAAGCCGCCATCCCCTCCCGCTCCACATCCAACCTCGCCAACTCCCTCGGCGCCCACCGCAAACTCCACTTCAAAGACGCCGCATCCTGGCTCGCCTACCAACGCGCCTTCGGCGAACCCAACCTCGCCGCCTCCATCCTCGCCGACTTCCAAAACCTCTCCGCCGCCGCCGCCGCCATCGAAAAACTCGGCCCCAACCCCACCCACACCCTCAACCTCCTAGCCACCAACATCGAAGCCGCCCTCCAACAAGAACCCGAAAAACTCCAAGCCTTCCAATCCAAACGCGCCACCATCGAAAAATTCCTCGACTACCAACTCGGCAAACTCAACCGCCCCACCCACCCCACCCTCGCTCGCCTCAGCGCCGGAATCCGCGCCTGGCAATCCCTGGCCCGCCTCGGCGGCGTCGTCCTCACCTCCATCTCCGACCTCGCCGGATTCAACGCCGAAGCCCGCTACCAAGGCCTCCGTAACCCCTTCGCCGGTTACTTGACCGCCCTCGAATCCCTCACCAAACGCATGACCGACGCCGAACGCACCGAATTCGCATCCCTCCTCGGCGCAGGCATCGAAGGCACCCTCGGCGCCATCCACGCCCGCTTCGACACCGCCGAACCCCTCAGCACCGGAATGTCCCGAGCCCAGCAAACCTTCTTCCGCCTCACCGGCCTCACCTACTGGACCGACGCACTCAAATCCGGCGCCGCCCTCATGACCTCCCACCACCTCGCCCTCCACGCCCACAAAGACTTCGCCTCCCTCCCCCACCAAATCTCCCGCCTCCTCAACCTCTACGGCATCTCCCCCTCCGAATGGGACTTCCTCCGCTCCCACACCACCACCGGCCCCGACGGCCGCTCCTACCTCCTCCCCGCCGACATCGACAGCCGATTCACCTCCAACACCACCCTCATCAACGCCGCCACCAAACTCCAAGCCCTCATCTCCGACCGCACCGACTTCGCCGTCCTCACCTCAGGCTCACGCGAACGCTTCACCCTCCTCAACGCCCTCGGCGCCGCCGACATCAACGCCGGCCCCCTCGGCCTCTGGGGCCAAGCCGCCCGCTTCCTCACCCAATTCAAATCCTTCTCCGTCGCCACCATCACCAAAACCCTCTCCCGCGACATCCAAGGCTCCTCCTCCACCTCCGAAGCCGCCATCTCCGTCTCCGCCTTCCTCGCCCAAACCATCATCCTCGGCTACCTCGCCATGTCCCTCAAAGACCTCATCCGCGGCAAAAACCCCAGAGACCCACGAGACCCCAAAACCTTCCTCGCCGCCTTCATGCAGTCCGGCGGCCTCGGCATCTACGGCGACTTCCTCTTCTCCGCCGCCCAAGAAAACCGCCTCGGACGCGGCCTCCTCGAAACCATGGGCGGCCCCACCATCTCCTCCCTCGCCGACCTCAAAGACATCCTCAAACACTCCTACAACTACGCCACAGGCAACCGCGATAACCTCCCCGCCGCTCAAGCCCTCCGCCTCACCATGCAAAATACCCCATTCCTCAACCTCTTCTACACCCGCACCGCCCTCGACTACCTCATCCTCCACAACCTCCAAGAACTCGCCTCCCCAGGCTACCTCAAACGCCTCGAAAAACGCCTCCTCGAAGACGAAGGCCGCACCTACTGGCTCCCACCCACCCAATCCCTCCAACCCCTCGGAACCCCGTAAAATCGTTTTTAAGCCCTTATAGGCCTATGCCCGCTATCTCCACCCTTCCAGAAAAGAAAAAGCGCTTAAAGGCGGCTTTTTGCGCGAATTTGCCCCATTCCAGCCAGCCAGCCACCAAACCCTTCCCCCAAAACCAACTTATGGGCGCGGGGGATACATAACACTTCCGCCGCCTCGAACACCCCCCCTCCCACCCCCTTCAACCTCAAAAATACACAAACACCACAACCACAAGGAGTTACAAAAATGAATACGAAATTACTTCGACAACGACAGGCGAATTTACTTCGCACAACACTGATAATATCAAATTGGAGTTCGTTGGCTATCAACGACTTACAAAAAGTTGCAAGTTATGTGACCGAAATCGCCACCGCCGCCAAAGCGATGGTGCGGCACTCAACCAACGCCGGAGGCCTGAAGTCATGCCTGCGGTGAAGGGACGGCACCAGCCGTTGGTGGGGCGGAGGCTGGAGGGGTTACAGAAGAAGTGGCGCAAGACGCTGTGGCTGGCGCGAAGGAAGGCGTGGAATGCTGAGGTGAAAGCATTGCGGGAGGCTGGGTATTTGGCGAAGGGGAGCTGCATAGTGCGCCGGGAGGAGATGGAGGCTGCGCGGAAGCGGAAGGAGATTGCGGAGCGTGGTGGGATGAGTTCGGAGCCTGGGGTGGAGTGATGGCTGGCTCCTGTTTCAAGCTGCCCCTTCTTTCGCACAAAATTGCCGCTCCATTGAGTCGAAAGCGTCAGAAGGTGTCATGACAGCGGATTTTTACAAAAACGCAACCTAGCGGCAATTTTGAGCGGTTTGCAGCCAACTCCCCAATTCTGCCCCTCCGTCCTAGCGATCGCACCTGCTGGCCGCCAACACGAGACAACTTGCCACGCCGCAGCCGAAGGCGCAACGGCAAAAGTATTGCGACTGAGTCGCAGCGCATTGGATTGGTGGGGCCGCCAGCAAAGCGTCACGGAACCTTTTGTGACGCCTAACAAAAATGCGCGCCCTGTCACGAGGCGTCACAGTAGTATTACCCCCCTAAAGGGGGGTATAATACTTTCGTGACGCACTTTCGTGACGCGTCACAAAAGTACTTTCGTGACGCTTTCGTGACGTTTCGTGACGTGACGCTTTTTGGCCTGCGGAATAAAAAAAAATGAAAAAAGTAGTTGACAAAAGCTAGCCGACCTGATCGGCACCAGCGTCCTGGCTGCCAAGACCATCATCCTAGATGCCTGGAAACAGGAACGCCCAATCCAACTCGCCAAGGGCGAGTTGCGGGACCTCCGCAACCCGGCGCTGGCGGGGCTAGAGGTGCGAGGCGAGCGGTGGTATAGATTCAGCTTCCTGGATTGATCGGGACCACCGAGGGGGTCGGGCGAAAGCCCGGCCCTCTTTTTTTGTGCCAGTGCCAGCAGTATTGACGCTGGCCAGCAGGCATGTATGCTCCTGCGCCTAGGGCATGTTGTGTGCCGTGCCCTTGGTTGAGGGAGGGGGTCGGGTCCGCTGGGCCTGGCCCCCTTTTTCTGTGCCTGCCTAAGTGGTTAGGTTTTTAGCGCCTCTTTTGTAGTGCAACTTTTGGCGTCCTATTGGCCCCTTGGGGCGGCAAAACACACTAATTGCGGCGCACAAGGCAAGTGTGGTTGCCTTGGCGGATGGGCCAATCGGAGCGCAATTCCCGCATGGGATTGGGGATGAAAAAATCTTCCGACAAATCCAATGGGCGTCCGGTAATCGGACGCATGAACCAAATCCAAAAGAAACAAAAACAAGTCCGCAACCTCCGCCGCCTCGTCTTAGAGACCGCCAACCGTCTCATTGAGGCCAACAAGGCCAAGATGGCCAGCCGCAGCGCGCTGCTGCTGGGCGCGATCCGCCAGCGCGATTGGTCCCAGGCTGGCCAACACTGCGCTACGCTGGGGCGGTTGATTGAGATCCAGGTTGAGGCCGAGCGCATCCTGGCAAGGCACAGCCGCCGGGGCTGCTTGGGGATCAATCCCGGAAAACTCGATAATCGGGGAAAGGCAGCTTCTCCTGCGGCGGCGCGGGTAGGAAGAACGCGCCGAAGGGCGTGAGCGTGGCTTTGGCAAAAGCCTCCAACTGCTTGAACGTGGGCTGCACTTCGCCGGATTCCCACTGGGGCAATTGGGGGAAGCGCTTCACCAGCTTGGCCCTATCTTGGCATGAGCGCTCCACCGCCCAGCAGATTAGTTCTTTATTGATGGGAGCGCGGCTCATCTTCTTCAAACAAATACGCTTCCTCGTCCCACTTACTCAACGCCAGTCGGCAGACATCTAAGAGGGCTTGGGCCTCTCCATCCTCGACATGATCTGGCCGCTCGTCCCACGGCGACCAGACGCCAGACCAATCGGGGGCAGTGGGTCTAGTGACCACCCAAGTCGGCAGAGTTTGGCCTGAGGGGTGGGCGTATGTGCCGCGCCCGACCACGAATCCGCGTTCTTTCATCAAGCCAACGATGGCCTGGCAGGCGACGAGGCCGCAGGTGTTCCTTACCATCTCCGCAATCCACTTCGACCGCGACAACGCTCCACGCTGGCGGTCAATCTCCGCCCACGTCTCAGGTGGGAGATTGATGCTTCTGGTTACGACCCGCCGCCCCCTGCCGGACCCCTTCGGGCGTCCGGCTCCAGGGCGGGGGCCGCCCCAGGTGTTTTTAGTTTTCATTCGATTGCCTCATTTTTTTCGTTGTTTGGACTGACCGGGTGCGGTTTGCAAAATTGAAGCATCGCCCCGTCCTGCCGCATCCAAAGCACATGCTTGCCGTGGGTTTGCTCAAGGGCGCGCGCGATGGCCGCAAGCTCCTTCAAGCGAACTGGCAGCTTAACTTCCAAGACGATTTCAACTGTCTTCATGGGCGTGGGGATCAACCGCATCCGCATATCGCAGCCACAACTCTTGGTATCTAAATTTGGGCTTCCCGGTTTTGTCTTGGCCGACCTCTTCAAAGCCGGAAACCATGATGCCGTCGGCACTGATAAAACTGATTCGAGCTCTTGTAAGCTCTGCTATAACCAAATTATTTTTGTCTATAGCAAATGCCTGACTATCTTTATTAAACTTACATGTGCCAAGACAGATTTGTTTAGGCTCAGGTTCTTGAACATAAATCTCATACGCTTCGTTTTCTTGACTGCATTTCAGCAGCCATTCTTGATAACTATATTTTGGCTGCTCAAAAGGGTTATTGATAATTTCCTCAAAGCCGGAGATTAGGATACCGTCTTCATTTATCGATTCAACATTCGCCCTCAAAAGTTGCCCAATGACTTCCTTACCGGATTTATCCATGGCAAGGGCTCTACCATAGTCGGACAAAGAAATCTTCCCTTCGCAAACAGACTTTTTATTATTTGGATTGGTTACAACATATATTTTATATTGCATATAACTGTTGTTTTGGTTCTGTTATGGCTCCGTATTGTATCTAGTGATCATATCTCGCGCGCTGCACCAGTTCCCGGAGCCGTTCTCATTCCCCCGACTCGTGGCGCGCATTCACGGACAGCGCAACGACCACGTCGGGAATATGGTGCCGTTTTGCGGGTTTTGAGAACTGAGTATTGCTAGTGCCAAGTCTCGGCTTATGCGCTGTTCTTAAACTTCCGCTTGTTCTTCGGGGAATAGGCCGTTTTCGTCCATTTCTTCTGAGCAATATCCACAGAAGACCTCGTCTATTTTGAACCCTGTTTTTGCTCCGAAAAGGGTCGTTGTGTATGGGTCATCTCTTGGTGGACTTTCCCATATAGCTTGTTTTCCGCAGCAGCAACAGTAAATTTTGATTCTTCTTTGTTGTTTGTTGTTCATAGTTTTTCCTCCTTCTTTTGTGGTTAAAATCATTCATGATTTTTTCTTTTTTGACAGATTCGTTCTAAGATTTTTAAGAGGGTGGTTCATTCGACATTTCCTTTCGATACGTAACTCGCTCCCTTCCGTGGGCAGGGACTTGATGCGTTCGGCTCCATGGCGGGGCCGCCACAGGTTTGTTTTGAGGTTTTCATTTCTCCGTCTCCTTTACCACTTCACGGACAAACTCGCCTAGGGGTGCGCGCCATCCAAAGTCAGCGGCCAATACAATCTCAGGCGGTTCGTGGTAGCCAGCGGCGATTAACAAGTCTCTAACTCGACCTGATCTATCCGCCTGATCCATCTCCCAAAGGGGAGTAGAGGCATAGTCGGCCAGCAGATCGACGGCCAACGTCAACAATTTTTCGCGATCAATATTCATTTTATCTCCTATGGGCTTCCCGGTTTTGTCATAATTGAATCTAGCTACGGAAGCCATGCCGCAAAGCGCCTTTCACGCTCCGCTTGGAGCTTCCTCATTAAACCATCCCCATAGTCCGTAATAAAGCGGCGAATCGCTGCCGACCGCGATAACTTTCCCCTTACCTCGTCCAAGCGCAGCCACAAATGGTCTGGCATGGAGATTGATTTAGTCTTCATCTGTCGCCCATTTGGGCGATCGGTGCCCGCAAGGGCACCGCCACAGGTGTCTTGTTTTTTCATGTTTTTCGTCTTCATTCGATTACCTCATTTTTTTGTTGTTTTCGCTTGTTTACTCTTGGCCAATTTTTTATTAGCTTAAAACACTTGGCCCGTTTGACAGCTCGCTCAATCATGTTTTGAGTCACGCGGTCTTTGAGGTCTAAGCCATCCGCCGAGGCCCATTTCAAGAGGGCTTGCCGTAGAGCGGCTTTTGGATTGTGGCGAAAGTCCGCCACTCGGTGTCCGGGGAGACCTTCAATCAGGCGCGCTGGATTAGACCAGTCAGCTGATATTTCAACAATTTTTTCGCCCCAATTAGTTTGGATTTTGATCGTGCTCATGATTCCTTTCTATTGTTATCTAACATCTAATCAGATTTCTGCTTGTGTCTGCCACTTGTCGCACGGGGGGTCCATCGGGATTGCATCCAGGGAGAATCCCCTCCCATTCAAGCATAGTGTTTGTGTCCATTTGATTGGAACCTCCCAGTCTAACCAGCACCTCGCACGGGCGCATAACATTGTCCAGTGGCATGTTTTTTAGCCATGAAAGAAACTCCTCCGTTGGATAACCTTCTTCGTCCAGAAGCTCCCCGTTGAATGGCTTAAAGGGCTTGTCTTGTTTCATTTTGGCTGTTCTCCTTTAGTGGCACGACGAATATGGATTGGCCCAAATATCATCGGCCAACACTTTCATTTGAGAGTTGATGCAATAGACAACCTCGCCGCCGCTTTCGATGAAAGCCTCAATAGTGCCGCCGCCGTAATGCTTAACATCAACGCTCCGAATTAGGGTGCCCCCATTAAAGATTTTGATGTTAGCCCCAATCAATAAGTATGGGGCATCGCGGCCTGCTTTTAGGGCATTGACCTCAATGCGATAGCCCGGCCAACGCCGAACAAGAATCCCGACCAGTCGCTTGAGGCGAGCGCAAAACTTTTTTTGCGCCTTTAGGGCGTCGGCGCCCCTTTTGAGGTCAAACGCAATCTCTTTTTCGAGAGATTCCGCCTTTGTTGGAGTGTCAAATGCCGCTTGCGCTTCTTCCGAAGCCAGGAAGCGTGAGACGGTTTTGCCGCCCTTTCGGATTCTGTGAATCCTCATTTCTCTGTCTCCTTTCTCAATCGGCTGGTTGTTTAGCGCATGCCAGTCTAATTCAGACTGGCTAAGGTGATGGTAGGTTGGGCTCCAGAAGTTAGCCATATTTTTACGCGGGCCTCTCACCCGCTCGCCCCGGTCTTTTTCTGCTCCACCAGCGCCCTGGGGTGCCGCGCTGGGGGTGGTTGTGGGTTTTGCCTCCACACCGCCGCCCTCGAAAGGGCGGCGGGGGGCTGCCGTGTTTACGTTGCTTCGTGGTATTCGGGTTTGTAGTCATCCCAAACTGCTCTGCGTAAGGCCCGGTTGATTTTCAAGCGAGTCTCCTTTTCGGAGACATCAAGCCCCTCCGCTTTGGCAATATCTTCCAAGGCTGCTTCCAAGGCTCTTTCAGGACGATGCCTGAAGTCGGCAACCTGGAAGCCAGGCAGCCCTTCAATTTGATCAGCCGCCTGAGCCCAGTTGGCTGAGACGGCCACGGTTTCGCCGAACCATCTTGTGTGCATTGTCGTTTTCATGGTCTCCTTTCGTTTGAGTTGTGGGTTTCAGTTTGAGTTGTGGTCGTCATAGTGCCCCCGCAACCAGTCGGACCCGATCGGATTGCCGAGCCAGTATCTCCCTTTCAGGGGGACCTTGATTGTGCGCGGTGACGATTCACCGCATAGATATGCCTCGGCCACAAGCGTGGCTCTGTTGGTCACGTAATTCGGCTCATCGTGAGATGCGCCGCTGCTTGTCAGTCCGAGGAGTTTTGGGGACTCAATCGATTTGAGTTCCCGTGTATCATCAAAGAGTTCGATATTGAACCCCTTTATTTTTAGCCTGCAATAACCTTCATCGCTGAATTGATATGTTTTCATCGCTTTCTTGCTCCTTGGTTGTGGTTGTGTTTTTTGTTTCTACACCGCCGCCTTTTTTGAGGGCGGCGGAGGGCGACGTGTTATTTTGTTTTTTCGCGAATGCGAAGCCGGAAGTCTCCTGTTCCGGCCTTGTTCCCCCATGCGTCAATTGATCCGTCATTTTCTCGACACCAATCAAGCTCGGTCACAAGCCCGTCGTTGTCGATAATTTCTAAGGCTTCCTTTGCGTCATCCACCAGCAGGATGACAATCTCTTGGTGACGTGCGCTTCGAGCGATTGCTGGTTGGATTTCGGTCATAGTGGTCATTTTTTTCTCCTTGGTTGAGTTTCGCTCTTTCGAGCTTGAGACCACCTTACGCGTCTCCTGTGCTTTCGTCAACTACTTTTTTCAAGATTTTTTAGGGCTTCCACATCTCATTGATTCCCAAAGACTTCCCGCGCAACTCGATAGGCTTCGGGATAGTATTTGCGCAGATACACCAGGCGCCCGTAGGCTTCTCCGTTGCGCCCAATGAGGCCGTTGCGGGCCTCTGGCCCCAGATAATCGTAGATCGTAAGCCAGGGCATCCCTGACTTAACAATGTAGCACCACACGTCATCCACGGTCCAATCGACCAAAGGGCATAATGTGTTAGGGGTTGCCCACTGCACGTGTCGTCTGTTTTTGCTCTCCTGCCTGCGCAGGCCCATCACCCGCCTTGTTAGGCCGCGCTCCTGTGCGTAGGCGTTCAGGTCACGGAACATGTCGTCGTGGACCTTGGCCCGGTAGGTTGTTAGGTCTCCAGTGCGCGGCGCAGTGGCGTATTTGTCCCAGGGGAACAACTTGAGATTCCACCCCTGCGCCTCAGCGTAATTGAGCCAAATTTGCCGTTCATTCTCTGTCCATCGGAATGGGCATCCCGAGTCCACCATCAAGATCGGGATGCCTGGCATGACGTAGTGACAGGCGTGCGCAAGCACGGACGAATCCTTGCCAGCCGAAAAGCTGACATAACACCGAGAGTCTAACTCTCGGCGCAGCGTCGAAAAAAGCAGCCGCAGGCGGCTGCGGAACTGAGTCCGAGCCGCCCGCAACACGTATTCAGTGCGCGATATTTTTGAGGTCATAGGGTTCGCCTACCTCGCACATGTGC